GTTCTATGAGGACGGTAAATTACGCTTGACTCACGGCGCACCCGCTACCATGCCAATGTATAACGCCGTAAAAACCGTTTGTGATGAAATCGCAGAAATAGCGAGGGAGGTGTTTCAATGATTGACATGGAAGACGATATTTTTGACGAAGTATCGGAAAAGGTTTATGCGGCGTTCGAGAAGAAATGCCCCGACCTGCTCATTATGAGCGAATATGTCAAGTCACCCTCCTCGTTTCCTTTTATCTCCATCGTTGAGATAGATAATGCCACATTCCGCAACTCTCAGACCACGGAGGGACACGAAAATCATGTGGCTGTGACCTACGAGGTTAATGTCTACTCTAATAAGACATCGGGTAAGAAAGCGGAGTGTAAGGAACTGGCGGCGTTCATTGACGAACAGCTCTTGGAACTGAACTTCACACGGATAATGCTCGAACCTGTACCAAACCAAGACGAAGCGACCATTTATCGTATGCTCGGACGCTACCGGGCAGTAATATCCAAAAATAAAACAATTTACAGGAGGTAAAAATCATGGCTATTTCCACCTATAAGATTTTTCTTATGAAGAAAGCAAGCACGGGCGATACCTATGAAAAGGTTATCGACATCAAGGATTTCCCCGACCTTGGCGGTGCGCCGGAAATGTTGGAGACCACTACCCTGTCTGACAAAATGCAGACCTATATTCCCGGTATTCAGTCTCTTGACGCGCTTGAGTTCACTGCGAACTACACCAAGGAGGACTTTACCAAGCTCAAGGCTCTTGAGGGCAAGGAGGAGTCCTACGCAGTGTGGTTCGGTGGCACTGAGAGCGGCGGCGTACTGACCCCCACTGGCTCTGACGGTAAGTTCGAGTTCAAGGGTCAGCTTTCCGCGTTCCCCGTTGGCGGCGGCGTGAATGAGGTCGTTGATATGACCGTCACTATCGCACCGTCTACCCCTATCACTGTGGCAGAGTAAAAGAAAATTTAGGAGGACAGAACAATGAGTAAACAGTTGACTTTCACTTTCGAGGATAAGGAATACACCCTCGAATACACCCGCAGAACCGTTGCAGAAATGGAGAAAAAGGGCTTTATCGCGTCCGAAATCACCGAAAAGCCCATGAGTACCCTCCCGGCACTGTTCGCAGGTGCGTTCCTTGCTCACCATCGTTTTGTGAAGCAGGACACCATCGACACAATCTATTCTAAGCTCACCAAGAAAGAGGAGCTTATCGGTAAGTTGGCAGAAATGTATAACGAGCCGATTATGACCCTCGTTGAAGAACCCGAAGAAAGCAAGGGAAACTTGAACTGGACAGCGACTTGGTGAGTGACCCGCTGCCCTCCACTGAGGGGAGTGGTGGTGTTACTGCCACTGCTCCCCTCCACTCTTACGGAGAGAAATTTGAGGAGCTTTTTCCGTATTACCTGTCTCTCGGCATGACCGAAGAACAGTATTGGGACAAAGATTGCCGACTGGTGATTTTTTATCGGAAAGCGGAAGAACTCCGAACGAGCAGAAAAAACCAAGAAATGTGGTTACAGGGTGCGTATTTCTACGAAGCTCTGTCCCGTGTGTCACCTCTGCTCCATGCTTTTGCCAAAAAGGGTACAAAACCTGCTCCGTACTTGGCAGAACCGTTTGCTATTACGGAAAAACAGGCTGAGTATCAGCAGGAAGAAAAGGACAAGAAAACCTATGATAAGGGCAAAGCACTTATCGAGGGCTTTATGGCGAAGCATAACAAGAAATTTGAAGGGAAGTGAGAACCGTGTCTACTACAATCGAACAGTTAGAACTTGAGGTACAATCGAGTGCTACCTCGGCAGTGGCACAATTAGACGCGCTTGCTTCTTCTTTGGGTAAAGTAAAATCCGCTACCAAAGGTGGAGTTGGTCTTACCGCTGTGGCAAAACAGCTTACTACGCTGAATACCGCACTGAATAGTATCAGCTCCACCAACGCGGATAATCTGAATAAGATGGCACAGGGCTTACAGGCACTTTCCTCTTGCGGAAACCTCAAGCTCTCGTCTTCTGTAGCTAATCAGATTTCCAACCTTGGGACAGCGGTACGGTCTCTGAATGGGACTGATTTTTCCTCGCTCGGACGGCTTGCGGACGCGCTTACTCCGCTTTCCACAATCGGCAAGTCGAACCTCAACAGCTTTATCTCTCAGCTACAGCGATTGCCGCAAGCGGTACAGGGTCTTAACGGTGTGGACATCGGCGGGTTGGGAACGCAGATTTCTGAACTGGTATCTGCTCTTTCCCCACTTTCTCAGATGGGTAAGAACAACCTTACCTCGTTTGTGACTCAGCTTGGCAAAATCCCCGCTCTCATGCAGTCTCTAAAGACGGTAAACATCGGGGAACTTGCGTCACAGGTTCAACAGTTGGCAGACGCTTTCGCTCCTCTCGCTACGCAAATGCAAGCCATTTCGAGCGGGTTTGCGGCGTTTCCGGCGAGAATCCAAAAGCTGATTACCAGTACAAACAATCTGTCGAAGTCGAACGACAGAGCGTCCACAAGCTATGTGAACCTCGCCGCAAAAATCGGTATTGCTATCGTAGCAGTAAAAAAAGCGGCTTCCGTATTGGCAGGATTTATCAATAAGTCCAACCAGTATGTTGAAGATTTGAACCTGTTCACCGCGTCTATGGGCGAGTACGCAAGCGCGGCGCAGGAGTACGCAGAGCGCGTCAGCGAAATCGTTGGTATCGACCCCGCCGAATGGTTGCGAAACCAAGGTGTATTTATGACGATTACCAAGGGTTTCGGTGTGGCAAGCGATAGAGCGTACACGATGAGTCGAAACTTGACTCAGCTTGGATATGACATTTCCTCGTTCTTTAACATTCCGTTCGAGGAAGCGTTCCAAAAGATACAGTCGGGTATCGCGGGTGAGCTTGAACCTCTCCGTAGACTCGGTTATGACCTGTCTGTGGCTCGTCTACAGCAGGAAGCATACACCCTCGGTATTGAGAAGAAAGTCTCGGCTATGACACAGGCTGAGAAAGCGGAGTTGCGTTACTACGCGATTATGACGCAGGTAACAACCGCACAGGGCGATATGGCGAGAACGCTAAACGCTCCTGCGAACCAACTCCGTGTCCTGCAAGCACAGGTTACTCAGTGCGCCCGTGCAATCGGTAATATCTTTATTCCCGCTCTGAACGCTATCCTGCCGTATGCGATTGCCGTAGCAAAGGTCATTCGGCTTATTGCAAATGCCATTGCAAGCCTGTTCGAATTTGCACTGCCGGAAATTGATTACAGCGGTATCGGCGCAACTGTCGGTGGAGTCGCAGACAGTACACAGGACATCGGAGACGGTCTTGGTGACGCTACCAAAAAGGCGAAAGAGCTGAAAAATGCTCTGCTCGGTATTGACGAACTGAACATTATCTCCCCTCCCGAAGATACAAGCGGAAGCGGTGCAAGTGGTATCGGTGACATTGGGGGTGGCGGTCTTGGCTTTGACCTGCCGACCTATGATTTCCTCGATGGCGCAATCAGTTCAAAAGTCGATGAGATTGTTCAGAAAATGAAAGAATGGCTCGGTCTGAACAAGGAAATCGACTCGTGGGCTGACCTGTTCGATACCCGTCTTGGAAAAATCCTGTTGACGGTGGGAGCTATCGGTGCGGGTCTCGCGGCATGGAAAATCGCAAAGGGCGTTGCCGATTTCGTGAAGTATATCACCTCGTTCAAGGGGTTCGGCGCAGGTTGGGCGGGACTCGGCGCACTTGGGCTGTTGTCCGACCTCAATGAGTTCATCGGATATTTCCAAGACTTCCTTGAAAACGGCGCAACATTCCAAAATGTTGTCGGTATGATTAGTGAGTTCACGGGTGCAATCGGTGACTGCTTGATTATCCTCGGCAATCTCAAGATTGGCGGTGCGCTCAAGGTCGTACAGGGTATTGGTGAGATTGCTGTTGCAATCAAGGACATCTCCGAAAGCGGTGTAAATTGGGAAAATGCCAATACCGCTATCAGAGGTCTCACCAACATTGCAATCGGTATCGGCGTGTTCACGGACAACCTCAAGGTGGCGGCATGGGGACTGGCTATTCAAGGCTTCACCTCCATCATCACAGAGATTGGCGCGAATTGGGACGCAATCAAGCAAGGCGATTGGAGCGGCGTAGATAAGGTGACGCTGATTATCGGCGCACTGGAAGTCCTCGGCGGTCTCGCTATGGCGTTAGATGTGTTCTCCAAGCTCAAGGAGGTCGCTACCATCGGTAAGGCTTCCGAAGCGGTCACGACCGTTGCAACAGCAACAGAAACCCTCGATACTACGGTCAGCACGAAGCTGTCCCCGAACCTCACCTCTCTCGCAAAGAATCTCGGCTTGGGTATCGTAATTGTCGCGGAAGTCGCGGCGGCGGCACTCCTCATCACGGGGGCAATCATTCTACTCGGTGAGGGTTTAGCGCAGGTCGGTGAGTCGTGGCAACCTGTTATCAATAATGGCGGCACGGTCTTGGCGGCTATGGGTATTGGTATCGGTATCTTAGCGGTTGTCGGTATTGTGACTGCTTTGCTTGGTTCTGTCGGTACACCGCTTATCGTGAACATTGCTCTTGGCACTGCAATTCTCGCAGAGTTGGGTATCGCAACGGGGTTGTTCCTCGTGGAGATTTGGGCTATCGGTAAGGGTTTGGACGAAATCGGGCAAGCATGGCAACCTGTTCTTGATAACGGGGAAACCATTGCAACGGCTATCGGTCTCGGTACGGCTCTGCTTGTCGGTATCGGCGTAGTGACTGCCGCTCTTGGCGCGGCTACGGTTGCAAGCGCAGGTCTGCTCCCGTTGGCTATCGGTCTCGGTACGGCTCTGCTTGTCGAACTGGCGGCGGCGTTCATCATATTTACGGAGAGTCTGATAGCGGTAGCCAATGAGCTTGGTGACAACCTCGCTCCTGCGCTCGACAGACTCAATGACAAGCTCCCGACCCTTTCCACCAACATGAGCGAGTTCGTAGACTTTATGACGGATTTCGCAGGTGAGGTCGTTCGGTATACAGAGGTTTCGGCTATCGCCGGACTGAGCGCAACCATTGACACCATCATCGGTTGGTTTACGCAAGACCCTGTTGAGAAACTGGCAGACGATGTAGAGAACATTTACAACCAAACCACTTCCCTCAACGAAAAGCTGAACTTGGCTGTACCCGAACTTAAAACGGCAATCGACCTGCTCAAGCAGTATAAGGGCTTCCTTACCGAAATGGAAACGCTCTGCAACAGTAATGTTGAGCTGTCCACGGGTATGTTCGTGAACATGAAAGAGGTCGGTCAGAAGCTCGTGACGGGATTTGTGGACGGTATCAAGTCCAAGTCCTCTGACTTCTCCAATGCGGCGAAAACACTGGTGGACGGGTTCAAGAACTCGCTGAACACCAACGCCGCAACCTGTAAGTCGAGCTTCATTTCTTGGGCTTCCAACCTCAAGAACTGGTTTACCTCCGCGTCCTTTGGTGCAATCAACCGAACAACATTCGGCAACTACGCCAAGGATATTGTGAGCGGTTTCAACAACGGTATCACCAATAACTACGCTACGGCTAAGAGCGGTATGGTATCGTTTGCGAATACCGTGAAGAACGCTTTTACGGAAATTGTCTCTTACAAGGTGTTCTATGACATTGCAAAAGATGTTATCAGCGGTTTCAACAACGGTATCAACGATTTCTACGATACGACTCGACCGTATATGCGGCGTTGGGCGAATGACGCGGCGGCGGCATACAAAGCGGCGTTGGACTCCAACTCCCCGTCCAAGCGGTTTATGCGTATCGGTGAGGACACTGTTCTCGGTTACACACTCGCGCTCGCCAACCTCGGCGGCACGACAAAGGGCGTTGTGACGGATTGGGCGAACTCGTTTACAAGCGTAAACCCGACCATGAGCTTTGCCGTAGACACCTCCGCTCTGAAATACTACAGCAGTGATTCGTTCGCACAGTCTGTTTCCGCTGATGTGGCGGCGCACAGCACGGTTACTGCAACGGGCTTCAAGGAGGGTATGGAGGAGTTCTACAGAGAGTATATCGAACCTACCCTGTCGCAGATGTCAGACGATATGCGTAGGCAAGCCGACAAGCAAGAACAGACCGTTGTTCAGAT